GGGCAGAATATTTGATACATCCTTCAGCTCACTGTCCATTATATCCTGAACCTCCTGCAGGGTGAGGTTAGGGAAGCAATTGTCCCTGAGATCAGCCACAGTCCTGGCACAGTCATGCTTTGCAGAATTCATCCAGTCTATGCCATGCCCTGTCTCATGGACAAGGGTAGATTTAGCATGGGGAGAGCCCTTAAGGTTGCTTTTAACTGCAATCTCAGTGGCCTTGATATCTCCCCTGGTGTTTGGAACAAAGTGGCCATAAGCTCCACTGAGCTTCTTATGAGTGAATGGAAAGACTTTCTTTACCTCTCTCACCATGTCATCATAATTGGCCATAGGGTCCAGGGTAAAGTTCATCCTCCCTGTGAGATCTGTGAGGGTGTTGGCTGAGGATGTATCAAATATTCTGCCCAGTACTCTGCCATAATAGCCCTGCTGGTTCAAAGAGACAAACCTGTCATAACACTTAGGAGCCATCTCTTTGACCGCTTTCTCATCTTTGTAGAGGGTAGTGATAAAGGCAGCTACTTTCTCTGCAGGCTCAGCCTGAGCTATATTGCCTGAGAAGTTGGTGGCTCTGGCCTGCCTCCACCACTTAGCTTTGAGATACTGGTAGATATCACCCCATTTGTTCACTACATCGTTCTGATCAGCTCCATCCAGCTTCTCCAGCTGCAGTTCCAGGTCTCTCTTGAACCAGAACATGTAGTTATCAAAATCAACATCCTGCTCTTTGCCCTGGATCTTCCTGGTAATAGAGAACCTGGTATTCCCAGGATCTTCAGCCCATGTGAGATCTACCCCCTTCTCCTTTAGCTGCTGGAGATAGCTCTCAATTGCAGAGGCCACATCCTCCTCAGCAGGTTTTCCTTTCAGGCCCCATCTACTACCATGGCCTTGCCAAACAAAGCCCCAGTTTTTCTCTATGTCATCGTTCAGCTGCTCAAATTTGATAGGAGCATCTGACTGGGCTGCTATGTTCATCTGAGAGAGCATCTTATCCAGCTCATCCAGAGAGCTATCCTTATCCCAGCTGAAGAAAGCCCTGATAGGGGCATCAGACCCTCTTAGCTTCAGAGCCTTTGCCTGGTCTTCAGCCCAGAGCCTGGAGTACTGGCCTGTCAGGAGCTGGCTGGCCTCCTGGGTCTTCAGCCTTCTATCCAGCCAGAAGGTTTTACCTTTCCTGTCAATACCAGCCAGCTGGCCAGAGAGCCTCCCTCCATAGACCTCATTCCTGAAGCTGATGGTAAATCCAGTCTCCTGCTGGACCAGATTCCTCATCTCATCCCAGTCTTTGAAGATCTTAATCTCCTGAGGCAGATTCTTCTTAAGATCTCCAGTGAAGGTCAGGATCTTCTTTATGGGCTCACCATAAGCTCCAGTAGAGACCTGCTTCACCAGGTAGTCATAGATATCAGGCCCAAGCTCCTTCACCATGCCTGGATCTATGTGAATGCCCTCCAGGAGAGCACCCAGATGAGCTTCTGTGGAGCCCCTTTTCTGCAGGATGGTCCACTCCTCAGAGTCACCATACCTAAACCAATTTCTTAGAGCCAGATCCAGAGCATCTTCAAACATCTCATCAGGAATGGCACCCCCCTTCTGAGAAGCTCTCCAGGCCTTCATGGCCTCCTTATATTGGGTGAGGGGAACAGCCTTCTTCTGGCCATTAATGGTGATTGGATTTGAGAGGAAAGAGACTGACCTGACCTGGGCATTTAACATGTCATAAAATTCAGCATTAGTCCTCTTCAGATTGTGCCACAGCTCAGCTTCTGTGAAGGTTGACTGAGATTTGGGAGAGATCCTGGAGAGAGGAGTATCCTTAGGCAGCCACTTCCCTTTCTGAATGATCCTATTCCAATTCTCCTCTGTCTCTTTTTTCAGAGCCTCCAGATCCACCCTGACCCCAGTGACCCTGGCCACATTGACATTCTTGAAGATGGCATTCCTCTGGTCCTTCATAGCTGCAAAGACCTCATCACTGCAGCCCAGGAACTGCATGGGGTCTCCCTCCACAGTCTTTGCCAAAAATTCGCCATAGGCTCCCACTAAGGCATGGCTCTTGGAGGCTTCAGGAAGATCCCCATTGATCCAAATGGTATTAGGCTCACCAGGCCTGAACGTGCATCCATGATCCCAGCCTGTAGATCCCAGGGAAGTCTCTCCCACTTTGGTCTCCAGATCCTTCTCTACTAGGGTCTTTATCTCACCATAATCCTGGTTCACAGTCCAGTCCTGCCAGGCCTGGATCTTCTGAGCCTGAAGAGGAGTGGGCACTGGAGTCACAGGAGGCACTTCCACTCCCTTGCCATCATCAGGACCCTGGAAGCCTTCCTCAGCATCTTTGCTGAGGTGAGCCTTAGGCCTGCATCTGCAGAATGGATGATAGGCTGGAGGTTCCTGAGATGAATCCCAAGGGAAGAACTGGCCGTCTTTATCTATGCAGGGCTCACAGCTCCTCTCATCATCAGAGCAGATAGAGGTCCAGCCATCATAGCTGCCCATCTTTCTATAATGGTCAAGATACCCTCTGTTTCTGAGAGAATAGGTTAAGGTCCTGGAGAGAAGGTTAGCATAGGCCTCTGGTGAATAGACCCTCACCACCTGATTCCCGTCTTTATCCAGCTTAGGCTTTCCATCAGGGCCTTTCAAGGGCACCTCTACAGGAGCCTTCATGAAGTGGATGATGGTCTCCTGCATGCCTTTGGCCATGACTCCAGGAGCAGTGCCTGAGTTGATCTGGTCAGTCAGCCTCTTCGTGAGTATAGTGGCCAGCTTGTCATTATACTCATGTATGGGCTTCATGGCCTCCAGGAGATATTTCACCTGCTCATTTGGATCAGGACCTCCCAGCTCTATTTTCTCCTTCCCCTGGCTGCTCTCCCAGGTGGCCACAGCTTGGCCCCTGGCATAAGATTTCACCAGATTGTTTATAGTAGCTCTATCAAGCTCTATCACCAGCTGGGTCCTAAGCTTGTCAAACTGTTTCAGGGTTTGAATAGAGACCTTATTTCCAGCTCCTGCAGGAGAAAGAGCTGGAGGTCTGACATCCTGGAGTGGCTTCTCTTTCGTCTTAGCCATCCTCACCTAAAGAATCCCCGCAGCAGTCTCTTCAGGCTCCTGATTCGTTACCCCATCCAGGAGCTTTATGGCCCCATTAGCAAACTGCTGGACTGCTAGGTTATACTCCTTCAGCAAGTCAGCCTCCAGCTTCAGCTCTATAGGTGCCAGAGGTGAGGCCTCTGCTCCAGTGGCCTCTTCCCTAGTAGCTTCTGCCCCAGCATGGTGATGGATATGAGGCCCATGCAGCTCCTCATCTGTCATGTACCTCATCCACTCAGACTGCTCACCAACTTTAGGCTCCTTCTCCTTACCCTCTTCCTTCTCCTGCTGCTGCTTCCCCTGGGTTGGCCTCTGCTCTCCTGGGCCTGCTCCCAGTAGCCCCTCCAATGGGTTTGCAGGAGGTTGCTTGAATTCGTCACCACCCTCCACAGGAGGCAGCCCCAGGATCTCCCTGGCCTCATTCTTGGTGACTATCCCCTTATCATATGCCTCTCCAGCCAGGCTGATCTGGAGCTTTTTCACCTCCAGCTCTGCTTTCAGGGTCTCAGTGTCATTGACTTTGTACTTCAGGATGAGATTGTCAAAATCAGCCTCAGTGAAGTCCATCTTCCTGGCTTTCATCTCAGCCCTGAGGAAGTCCTCCACCGTGGACTCAATGCACTTCAGGAGCCCTCCACCTATGGAGGTCATGAACTGCTGGGTGATGTAGCCGATGGCATAAGTGCTCCCGGACTCATAGCCAAAGAGGGATAAAGGAACGCCTAGGGCACTGCATATGGACATGTCACACTTCTTAATGACCTCCAGATAGTGAACGGGAGCTTCAGACTGGCCGCCCTTCTGCTCCACAGTGACATTAGTGCCATGAATCCACATGTGGTCAGTTTCAATAGGCAGCTCCTGGCCAAAGGTGGGAGAGTTAGGATCATTATCAGTATAGTAGAGCTTCTTCCTGAACTCCTCAAAGATATCGTTGGCCATGTCTCTGGCCTGTTTCAGCCTCTCCTGGTTAGACCCCTGATAGTTCATCAGGTTCATGACCTCAGTGAGGTCTAGTGCAGCATCCCACCTGGGCATGCCAGTCCTGCTCCACCTGAGATAGTCCAAATTTAGAGCCAGCTTCATCTTCAGGACAAAGACAAGGCTCTCCAGGGGTGAGATGCCCCATATGCCATAGGTATCCCTGCCAAAGATGTCTTTATGGTAATTCCCCTGGCTCATCATGGAGAAGTGGAGGACCTCATCTGCAGGAATTCTTGTTCTGGCTTCCCCTACCTTCTGGGGCACTGTAGCCACCTCTGTAGTAGGTGTGCCCTGGCTGGTTTGGATCACAGGCTGCAGGGAGGGCTTCTTGATCTGATCTTTGGACCTCTCACCTACCAGATAGTTCTCCCTCTTCCTGATCACTTTGTTATTCTCAGGGTCTTTCTCAAAATCGTTATCGATAATGGTGATAGCGTAAGTTGGAAGTAGCTCCACTTTGTCTATGGTCGAAGAGGCACCTCTTCTAAAGAGCCTCCAGACCACATCACCATTCTTCACCAGGCCCCTCACAATCTCTGGCAGGTTAGTGGAGAATTTTATCTCAGCCAGGATATTTTCTATATCACTCAAGAAGTCTTCCCTGCTGGGCTTATAGCCCTCCTTCAGAGCTGGCCCCTGGTAAGAATTTAGCACTGAGAAGGTGATCATCTGCAGAGCCACTCCCATCTCTGGGTCCAGCCTGGGCATGACATCATAAATGACATACTTATTAGTCCTGGATGGATCTGCCACCAGGAAGCTTTTCAGGTCATTTATCATCATTTGGTAAAAGGAAATTGATGTTTGAGTATTCTGAGCATGAAACTCAACAGTAGGCTTGATATCATGAGTCTTTATCTCAGATTTACTTATTCTCTTTGTCCTACTGGTCATAAAAGACCTGAAAGGCCATTACAAATATAAATACTATGTATATTATGCTATTTTAGAAAAATAAGCCTTAAAAATGGTTAATATCAATTATTATGGGCCTTAAACCTTGAAAACAGGCTTTGAAGGTTTCTGTCCAGGCAAACTGCCAGTCACCTTGAAGGGCTCCACTCTCTTTCCCTCTGCAGCCAGCTGCTCATTTCTCCACTCCAGGAGTAGCTCTGGATCTCTGCCCATCTTCTTCACAAAGTCAATCCAAGTGAGCTGGCCTCCTGTTGCTGTAGTATATTTGATCCTGTAATTCCTCTTTGTCCTGAGGGCTCCAAAGTCACCTATCTTCCCAGTTGGTGTGTCAGATCCCACACCAGTATAAGGGATACATTTCAGGTAATCAGCAGCCAGCTCAGGATTTTCCTCAGGCTCCCTGGTGACCTCAGCTACAGCAGCACAGTCCTTACAAATCAGGAAGAACCTGCCTCCACCAAGCTCCTTTGGCATGGGCACAAAAGTGAAAGGTCCTTCCCAGCCACATTCACCACAAATCCCCCTTTTATCAGATATTCTCTCAATAGGAGCAGTTATTATGATCATCTCCAGGTCACCATAGAAGCCATGATTACCTATAAATGTTATGGTAAGGCTTCCTACCTAGAGATGTCCTAGGCATTTAAGTTGTATCCTCATCTAACTATGGAATCGTTCTAAGCATGATCCTCCCCAGCCTTCAGCTTCTGCAATACCTCAGTGAATCCAGGGTTATGTGCCTCAAAACCCTCCATAGGCACTATGAAGAAGCTGGCCATCCTGCCCTCCCCAGGATAACAATCATAGTCAAAGAGCAGCAGAATCTGCCTCTCTTGCAGGAGCTGCTCTGCCACCCTCAGGACAGAGCCATAAACCTGCAGATTTGCTGAGCCCTCTATATGCAGCAGCCTGTAGCCAGGAGTCTGCAGGAGCTGGATCAGATCATCGTAGTCTCTGGCCATTCTCTCTGCCAGAGGCCACTCATAGATGACAGCTCTATCAGTGCCCACAGCCAGGCCCAGCCAGGATATGCCCAGCCTAAGCTTTCCCATGGCCTCATCAAAGAGATCCTGCTCTCCCTGACTTAGAGGATGTAAAGCTATAACATTCACAGCCCCAGCCCTCAAATCAGCCAGGAGCTTTTCTTTAGTCATGCCATGAATGTCCATCAAGACTCACCCCATGACTCTTGGGTAGTCCCATGGTATTTATGGCTTCGCGATAGTCCACAGTAAAAAGGATAAAAGAGGATAGAAGTGCTAACTCAGTTTAGGCAGCATCCTCCTATGAAAGCAGGCCTATTCAGGCCTATCACTTCCACCTCTACATAGTCATCTCGCTTAACTGGATAATGGGCTTCTGCTATCTCATAGGCCTCACTTTCACAGTGAGCTAACACTATATCCTGGCCCATCCAGTTACTTTCTTTTGTCTCCCCATCTCCTTTACGCTTCAAGATGAAGACCATAAGGCCTCCATCACCTCCTGTAATTGATCCACACATATCAGATCACTACCCGGCACTCTCCCTAAAGGAGCCAGGCAAATTTTGCCTAATATCGACAATATACTTAACTTTATCGTAATTTAATAATTTAGATTCAATAAGAGCATAATTGCTTGAATCGAGCAGAACGCTATGCAGGAGTCATAAAATACATACCAGGGGCCTGTGCAATATTCATCCTACCAGCCTGAGCTTCCATATGAACTATAGGGAGTCCCAGACTGGTGAATCCCTCACCATGATGATCTGTGCCCTCTACTATCGACAGATCGCCCTGGACAGCATTGAGAGATCTCAGCTGTCTGTCATCATCCAGTAGGTGGAGCCTTCCAGAACTGAGAACGGTATCTAGTTCTATTCCAATCCTGGTCTTCATCTCTCTGTTAATGATAATGGGTTGAAGATTAAAAATAGTTGCCGTTTCATCTCCGTTGTTTCGGCTCCTCGCTGTTTCATGTGGG